TTTCGTTTGAAACTTAAAAATTCTGCCCCCACTAAGAAGCAAGCGCGTCCCGAATTACGCGCAAGTCGAGTTCGGGAGGGGGGGTGTCCCCCGGGGAATTCCCGGGAAAAGGGGAAAAAATGACCAACCGACTGCCACCAGAATTGCACCTTGTCCACGGAACCCGGGCGGCGCACAAGGCGGAACCCCTGCCGGAAAACGTCCGCTCACGCATCCCCAAAGCCGTCTGGCTGGATGACCCGGACGCATGGGACAGGGACAAGTTCGTGAAGGACACCAGTGAGTTCCTGTGGGACACCTACGGGATTGGAAGCGACCAAGACCAGCACGTGTTGGCGGCGTTGGCCGCGCAGTTGGACATTTACGTCCGGTGCTGGAAGGGCGTCCAGAAGGGCGGCATCATCACGCAGTTCAACAACGGCCAGACCATTGGGCCAAATCCCTTCCTGACAGCCGGTGACAAGGCGTTGGCCCGGGCCATCGTCCTGATGAACGAATTGGGCCTGACCCCACGCGGGCGGCTGGCGACCAACAAGCAAGAGGGCGGCAAGTATTCCAAACTGCTGAACGGGCCATGACATTTCGAGTGCCAGAAAAATACCGGGTTGTGATTCCCGGCTACCCCCCGGGCGATGCGGGCAACGGCCACTTCATCGTGCCGTTGAAGCATCAGCAAAAGCTGCGCATCATCGCCAGTGACGGCATGGGGTGGGAACACGTCAGCGTCAGCCGCAAAGACCGTTGCCCCACTTGGGATGAAATGTGTCAGGTCAAGGCGTTGTTTTGGGAGCCGCAGGATTGCGTCATCCAGTTCCACCCACCGGCGTCCGAGTATGTGAATCTGCACCCGTTTTGCCTTCACCTTTGGCGGGAAAAAGGGCGTGACGCGCCCACGCCACCCATGTTGCTGGTGGGTTGAGCCATGGACTATCAAGATGGCATCCTGTACGCGGTTCAAGTGGCACGGGGCGAAATTTCCGTGTGCCGCAACATCCGGCTTGCCTGTCAGCGGTTCCTGAACCAGCTTGAGGACAGGTCATGGGCGTATGAGTTCCACGTCAAGTATGTTGAGCACTTCCTTGAGTTCGCGTCCACCTTGTGCCACACCAAAGGCCCGGAGGCGGGAAAACCCTTGGTGTTGGAGCCGTTTCAGATTTTCCTGATATGCGCCATCTACGGGTTCCGAAGCAAGAAAGACCCAAAACGGCGGATGGTCACGGACGTCATCGTGTACATCCCCCGGAAGGCGGGCAAGTCAACCCTGATTGCGGTCATCGGCCTGTATGAACTTCAATGGGGCGAATCCGGCGCGGAGGTCTACACGCTGGCGACCAACCGTGACCAAGCCAGCTTGGTGTTTCACGCGGCGCAGGGTTTTGTTGAGGCCATGCCCGGTGACGTCAGCGGCCTGTACGGTGTCAGCCGTTACCAAATCGTCAAGCGCGGCGACAGCCAAAGCGTGTTCAAAGCCCTGAGCCGGGACACGAAGAAGTCCGGTGACGGCCTGAACCCGTCTTGCGTCATCATTGACGAAGCGGCGCAGATTGTTGACCGCAACACGATTGAGGTGATGTTTTCCGGCATGGTGGCGCGTCAGAACCCGCTCAGGGTTTACATCACCACGGCCAGCTTCACCAAGGAAACCAAGTTTTATGAAGACATGCAGTTGCTGGAGGCAATGCTGTCTGGGGAAGCGGAGGACAACCCGCGTTGGTTTGGCCTGTTGTACAGCCTTGACCCCGGGGATGACTGGCGGGAACCCTCAACGTGGGCCAAGGCTAACCCTATGCACGGCATCAGCGTGTTTGAGGAAGCCATCGCGCAGCGGGCGGAAGAAGCCAAGCACAAGCCAGCGGCACTCAACGAGTTCCTGTGCAAGACCCTCAACATCTACGTCAGCGCAAACAGCGCATGGGTTGACCGGGATTATTGGGACAGCCCGAAATGCAGCAACGTGGCGAACCTTGGCCGGGAGCCGGAAGCGGTGTTCATCGGCTTTGACCTTGCGGCCGTCCGTGACCTGAATGCCGTGTGCACCCTCAAGCGTTACGCTGAGGATGACTATGAGGCGCACTGGAAGTTCTTCATGCCGGAAGCCGGGTATGACCTCATCCCTAAGCACTACTTGGACATTTTCCGTGTGGCGCGTCAGGCGGGCATTTTGCACGTCACTGAGGGCAACGTGATGGATGACCGGGAAATCAGCGACTACATCATTGCCGAGTGCAACCGCAACGATGTGAAGGAAATTGGGTATGACGCCTACAACGCGGCGTCCCTTGTGGCCCGGTTGCACGAAGCCGGATTGCCTGTCAAAAAGGTGGGCCAAGGCATGGCCGTGCTGTCAAACCCGTCCAAACACACCGAAAAACTCATCATGCAGCACGCCATTAAGCATGACGGAAACCCGTTTGTGGGCTGGCAGCTTGGGAACTGTGAGGTGTATGAGGATGTGAACGGAAACGTGAAGGTGCGCAAGAACGAAGCTGACAAAAGTGCCAAAGTGGATGGCATAATCGCGCTTATCATCGCCATGCACTGTTCTTTGGACAATCCCGCAGTGAGTGGTTTTGGCTTCCGAACCTTTTGAGGAATGATATGGAACTGCGCGGCATCCCTGAGATTTTCAAACGGAAAGCAACCAAAGCCAACGAAGCCAACACGCTTTTCGGCCAAACTGCTTTGGGCAACAACATCGTCTACCAAGGCGACAACAAGCGGCCCACCGTCAACACGCAAATCCTGTACGTCACCACGTCCAGTGCCACGGATGCGGGACGCCCGGTTGACACTTCCCTGTTATCCCGCAACAGCACTGTCATGTCGTGCATTTCCGCAAAGGCGCGTGCAATTTCGCAGCTTCCCATCAGGATTATGTGCAGAAGCGATGACGGCGAATACGTGGATGCGCTTGCCTCAGACAAAGTTGGTGTCCGCGACAAGCAACGCGCCAAGGCCGCACTGAAACTGCTGGAAGCCCCAAACAATTTCCAAAGCCAATATGAGTTTTGGTATCAGTGGATGATGTGGCACGAAATGCTTGGCGAAGCCTTCACCCTCTGGTGGAGAGCAGACCAAAAAAAGATGACGCAACTGCCGCTGGAAATGTACGTGCTGGATTCCACGCTGATTGCTGTGACCATCACCGAAACCCGTTACCCGTCATACAGGCTGTCCACTCCCTCATACGGGTTCAGCAAGGATGAGCCACTGCAATACTACCAAGTCATGCACTGCAAAGACCAAGCGTGGCAGGGTTCCGCTGGTTTCAACAAAGGTATGTTGGCCGCTGAACTGGTTGGCCTTGACCAAGACATTGACATTTATGCCAACTACGTGATGCTCAACGGAGCCAAGCCGTCTGGCATTTTTGTGACCGAGCAAGTCATCCCGGACAGCAAGTTCAAGGAAATTTCCGCACGCCTCAAGGAAGCGTGGAGCAGCATGATTGGAAGCCAGCGCACAGACCTGAGCAAGCCCGGTCAGTCCATGTTGCTTGACCAAGGTATGCGCTATGAGGCGGTCAAGCCCTTGACGTTGCAAGACACCGACCTTGCCAACCTCAAGACCCAAACCATGAAACGCATCTGCGCCCTGTACGGCGTGCCAGCGGCAATGATTGGCGTGGGCGAATCCAAGTACAACAACACGCAGACCATGCTGGATGAATTTTACAAATCCACCATGTACCCAATTCTGGTGAACGCCCAACAGAAGCTGAAGCAAGCGTTGTTCAACGATTACCCCAACCTGTACGTTGAGTTTGACACCAAGAACTTCCTGAAGGGCGCACCACTTGACCAGATGAATTTCGTCAATTCAGGCGTCAAGGCTGGCGTGATGACCCCCAATGAGGGGCGCGAATACCTTGGGATGCCCAAGATGGAAGGCGCGGACGAACTGGTGGGGGACAAGGGAGGCGTTGAGCCAATTCCCGGGACAAGCCCGCAAGACACGGGCGGTGGCGGGGGCAATCAAACCCGCAAGATGAACATCGGCAAATAAATGTCGCTGATTTTTCGTTTGATGGTAGCATCCTTGGCAACAATCAAGCCAAGTCCTGCGCCAAAAAGACGGGGACGGCCACCAAAAACAATACACGACATTGACACAACCAAAGTCGATGAGGTTATCTATGACAAAAAACGTGATGCTGGTGTGCGAGGCCAAACTGGCGGTGGAAGCCGCAAAGGGAACCGCACCCACCGGCAGAATTGAAGCCAAAGTCACCACATGGGGGCCAAGGGAAGGGGCTGATGGACGCAAGTTCTACTATCAGCCCGAAGGCTTCATGGATTGGGCAAAAGAATTCACCGAGTCAGGCAGACCCCTGCCAATGTTCGTGAATCATGCGGCTGACGCCATCCCGGTGGGCGAATGGACAGAATTCGCGTTTGACGATGAGGGCATGACCGCCAAAGGGCGTCTGTACCTTAACACCACTCAAGGCGCAGACCTTTACAACGTGATGACGGAATCAGCCGCGATGTTTGGCGGCGTGTCTGTTGGCGCGTATGCTGAAGAATTCCAGTGGGTCAAGGAAGACGGCAGTGTTTTCCCTGCCGGTTCTGGCGAATACTGGGATGAAGGTTACTTTCAAATCACCAAAGGCGGTCTGCGCGAAGTGTCCGTGGTGATGTACCCCAACAACCCCCAAGCAGAAGTGCAGAAGCTGGAATTCTTCCGGGAAGATGGCACTGCTGACTTGAAGATTTTGGAAAAGGCTTTGCGTGAAGCTGGCTTGTCCAAGAAGGATGCGGTCACTTCCGCGTCCGTTTTCAGGAAGGTTCTGAGTCAGCGTGAGGCTGTCCAATTCCCAACTGATAACACGCCCGCACAGAGCGATTCTGACGCGGAAGTGACCGAAGCACAGCAGATTCTTGCCGCATTGGAGCAGCGGGAACTGTTGAAACAACTTGACCAACGACTGAAAGGTTGAACCATGCAAAAAGAAATCATTGAAAAATTGGATGCCATCGAAGCCAAACAAGCTGAGAGCATCACCGCTGTTGAAGCCAAAATCCCTGCCGCTGTTGAAGCCATCAAGGCCGAATTCAGCGAAATGGTGAACGCACTGGAAGCTAAAGTTGCGGCCGTGGGCACTCCCGCCATCCACAAAGAGCAAGCCAAGTCCGTGCGTGTTGACGTGAACCGTCATGTGCGCGAACAACTGAAAGAGTTGGCCGCTGGCAAGTCCACCTTTGAAAAGCAACTGCAAATTTTTGCAGACGAAAGCCAAATGGATGCGTACCTGAAGGAAGCCTCTGCCCTGACCGCTGGCGGTGATGGCAAGGGTGGCCGCACCGGGTATGACCCCGTGTTCCGCGCACTGCGTCTGGCTAACCCCCTGCGCGGCGTGTCTCGCACTGTCGCAACTGACGGTTCCAGCTATCAGTTCCGCGTCAAGACCGGCAACGCTGGTGCTCAGTGGGGCTATGGCATCCAGAACAACGGTACGCCCACCACGGAAAACACCAGCATCTGGCAAATCGTCCTCAAGGACATCAACGTGCAGTTCCCCATCCGAACTGCTGCGCTGGATGACATTGACGGCTTGGAAGCCAACGTGGTTGACGACATGCTGGCAGAGTTCGCACAGGCTGAAGCCCTCAGCATGATTCAGAACAATGACCAGACCGGTTCCGGCACTACCGTGTCCACAGGTGGCGCGGACGGCGTGCGTGGCCTTGACCAATATCCCGGCGCAAACGCAACCTACACAGGCGGCACAACTTCCGTGTCGGCGTTTGGTTCCAGCGGTACAGGTTCCACCAGCGGCTTGCACAACTTGGCTACCTATGACCAGTTGACCACCAACGGCAACACCGTGGGCGCGAACAACATCACCTACAACGATGTGATCAACCTCATTTATGCTTTGCCGCAAGAGTACTGGACAGACAGCGCGAAGTTCGTCATCAGCCCCATCCTGTTGAACGCAATTCGCGGCCTAAAGGACAACAACGGCGCACCCATCTTCAACCGTAATGAAGGTTTGTCGGTTGAGGGCATCGTGGGCCAACTGTTGGGCTTTGACGTTGTGGTGAACAAGTACGTTGACACTCCATCGCAAACAACTACCGGTGCTGCTGGCACAAACAGCTTGTACCCAATGTTTTTTGCTGACTGGAGCCGCTACCACACCATCATTGACCGCCTCAACATGGTCATGCGCAGGTACGACCAGACACTCCCTGGATTTATAACCTTTTTCGGGGAAAAAAGACTTGCGACAAGCGTGCGTGATCCCAATGCTGGTGTGCGCTATCGTTCCACCGGCACTGCGACCTGATTGCAGTGAGCCATTGGCAGGGGCTACGGCCCTTGCCTTTTTTCACTTTTCACATACGGACACACGCCATGAACACTACCGAAAAAGTCCTGAGCGGCATCAAGCAAGCCCTGATGGAGCACACTGCCGTCAACATAGACCTGCGCGAAGCATCCGCCTTGACCGGTTCCGGTTCCAATGTCGGTGGCCGCGTTGTTTTTGACGATGCGTTTGCTGCCCTGCGCCTTGCCAACCCTTTGCGGATGGCTGCACGCGAAGTGCCAGTGAACGGTTCTGACATGCAGTTCGTTGCCAAGACAGGTAACGCAACCAACCAAGCAAACCCTTGGGGCTACACCTTCACGCCCAACAGCGGTACGCCCAACACAGACACCACAATCTGGCAGTTGCCTGTCCGCGTCATTACGGCACAACTTCCGATTCGCACTGCCGTCCTGTCGGACGTTAATGCCCTTGACCCAACCATTGCTGATGACCTTGCCCTTGAGTTTGCTCAACAAGAAGCATTGAGCATGGTTCGTAACAACGATCAAAGCGGAACCACCACCACCACGACCGGTGGCGAATCTGGTTTGCGCGGTTTGAACAGCTACCTGAGCGGCGCGGCAAGTGCGTATGGCACAAGCGGCGTCAACATGACCAACGGCATTCACACGATTGCCAACGTCAGCTTGGGCGGCGTGACCGTGACTTACAACAAGATTGTTGACACTGTTGACGCCTTGCCAGCCCAATACTGGTCTATGCCCGGAACTATGTGGCAAATGACCCCTACCCTCATCAAGACCCTGCGTCAGTTGAAGGACACACAAGGCATGCCCTTGTTCCTTGAGATTGGCGAAAAGGACGGTTCAGCCGTGGGCAACGTGTTTGGCTTCCCTGTGATTGCCAACCCGTACCTGAGCGATGCTTTCCCTGCCTACCTTGGCAACTGGCCGCGTTTCCTGACCATTGGCGACACAGAGCAGATGACAATTCAAGGGTTTGAGCAAACAGCCCCCGGTTTCATCACCATGTTCGCGGAAAAACGGATTGTGTCCAGCGTGCGTGACCCGTTTGCTGGCGTCCGAGTGTCCGCAGCCTAATGAGGTGAACCATGAGCGTTGAGCAACTGGGTTATCTCAGCTACGGTGCGCCAACGCGCAACCCGTTCAACTACGCCAAGTTTGAGCAGATTGGGCGGGACATTTCCACCCAATGGCTCACAACCCAAGAACTTGCCAACCAACTCAACTTGTTTGAGGACGAGTCGCAAGACGGGTTCCTTGAGGCGTTGGAACTGGCGGTGCGCCAAGCCATTGAGGATTTCATTGGCTTGTCCATCTTCCCCACCAGCTACCGGGTTTGGTACAACGCGGCGAGTCTGTACGGCACGCCCTTGACGTTGGATTTGCCGGAGGTAAGCCAGAATCAGAACCCGGGGCAACCCGGCGTCACCGTTAGCGCAGTTAAATACTGGACAGGTGCAACGATTCCGGTCTTGGTCACAGTACCCCCCAACCAATACTATTACGACCCTTCTGGCAACAAAATCGTGCTGCAATCACTGCCGACCGATTTGAACAGTGACATGACCAGCCCGGTGTTTTGCGAATACGTGACAGCGGCCAACCCGCTGGCGCAGTACCCGGTCATCAAGCAAGCTGGCCTGTTGTTGTTCACGCACCTTTACAACAACCGAAGCAACACCACGGAAATCCAACTCAAGGAAATCCCTTTTGGCGTTGCGACATTGCTGCGCCCTTACAAACCGCTGGTGATGTAAATGAGCATCCGCAGATTTGAAAACATTTCCGTCAACAACCTGACCTTTGGCAAAAACGGGTTCGGGGAGCAAAGCACTGCTCAAGCGGAATGGTTCAAGACGCGGGCGGAAGTCCATGACGTGTCCAACAGCGTCCGCATCAGCGAAAAATACCGGCTGTATCAGGACATGGTGAACTTGACCATCAGGTACACGCCCAACGCCAAAACGATTGTGGACAACCAAAACTTGTATTCAATCACTTGGCGCGGCAACGATTGGCGCATCACGGACGTGCGCGAATCCAACGACCGCATGAGCGTGAAGCTGATGTGCTACCGAACAGACCCTGTGACGGCGGTGTAAATGGCGCAACTCAATCCTGTCCTCACCGGCCAAGCCATCCAGTACCAACTGGCGAACATCGTCACGCCTGTGCCGGTGTATGCCTCATTCAACCGGAACTTTGCCACTGAGCCGAAATTTATTGTGTGGAATGTTCGCAACATCCACCAGCCGGTCTACACGGGTTCAACTCAGGGAATCAAGGGCATCGACACCCCTGTTTTTCAGATTTCCGTGTTCACGCAAAAGGTTGAAGACGGTTTCACGATTTCCAATCAAATACTACAATCACTGCACGGTTACAGCGGGATGTTTGGGAACCCTTCAAGCGGGGGCTTCAACATTTCCAAAGCAGACGTGATGTGGTTGTACAACAGTTTTGACAATGAAGAAAACTTGGCGCAAGTCTTTTTGGATTGCACCATCTACATCCCAACCTGACAAGACAAGAGTGTTCAACCCAAACTGAGGAATTGAAAAATGGCCCTTCCAAACAAAGTCCTGCCCGGTTTTTCCGCATCGCTGTTCGCGCAACCCGGCGCAACCCCAACACCCCTGACAATCGCGCAACTGTCGCTGGTTGCTAGCGTGTCTCCATTGGCCGTCACGGGAAACCTGTTGCCGGTTGAGGCTGTGCCCGCATTCGGGTCTGATGACGCTGTTGCAAACTTTTCTGTTGCTGGTTCGCGTCAGTCCGACAAAATCCCAGTGCAAGCTGCACCAACAAGTCTCAGCGTCACTGCGGCTTGGAACCCTGCCGACACTAACCTGCTGTTGATGCGTGCTGACGCGGCCAGCGGCATCATCGACCGAACCTTTGTAATTGAGGCTGAGGACGGTGCAAACATCGTGTACTACGCTTTCAACGGGCGCGTGAGCAATTTCCAGATTGACGCGCAACCAAACGCTGAGGCAAAGTGCAATTTCACCATCCATCCACGCGGCAACCAGTACGGTTGGAGCAACAACGCATAAGGTGCAATCATGTCTATTCCAGCAAAGGTTCTACCCGGTTTCAGCGCGTCCCTGTGGATGCAATCTGCCGCCACGCCCACCCCACTGACCACGGCCAACTTGTCCGTATGGGTTGCTCAGGTCACGACCATCGTGGGCACTGCCGCAAACGGCACTGGCACGGCTGGCATTTTGGTTCCTGTTGAGGCGGTTCCGCCTTTTGGTTCAGACGATGCGGTGGCAAACTTTTCCGTGGCGGGTTCGCGCCAGTCTGACAAGATTCCAACACAGGCCGCACCAACCAGCATGAGCATCACTGCCGCATGGAACCCGTCTGACGCGGCCCTGTTGCAGATTCGCGCTGACGCAACAAGCGGCATCGTTGACCGCACGTTCGTTGTGGCCGCTGTTGACGGCGCAAACACCATTGCATACGCTTTCAACGCCCGCGTCAGCAACTTCCAGATTGATGCGCAGCCCAACGCGGAAGCCAAATGCAACTTCACGATTCACCCACGGGGCAATCAGTACGGCTGGAGCAACAACTGATGACCGCGATTGAACAAGCAACTGAGGCGATTTTGGCAACCTACGGCGACCCACAGCGGGTTGCCGCAGACTACAAAATTGACAACGCTGAAATTCAGGAAGCCCTGCTGACCGCAGAACCCGGCAGTGGTTTCCACTACGCCCTTTGCTTGTTGGCAGAGGCAAACCCACCCAAGCCTACCAAGGCCAAAGCCTGACCATGCCAGAAAACACAATACAAGACACAAATGACCTGCTGGATTACCTTGTGGAACAGGCCAAAGAACACAAGCATTGGTTTGGGTTCATGCAGCAAAAGATGACCGGCATCACGCTGGTTCATCAAATTGCAGCACGTCACGCGGACAAGATGACGCCTGTTGAAATCGTTGAGTACGTCAAGGAACTCAACAACGAGATTTTCAACAGGATGATTAAACCGGGAGCCTGACATGGGCGTCACCATCAAGCTGGAAGGCATTGGAGAGGTTGACAAAGCCCTCCAAGCACTTGAGCGGGAGTTCGGTGACAAGATGGCCCAAAGTAAGGTGCTTGTCCCGGCAGTGCGCGAAGCAATGCGCCCGGTGCTTGAACAGGCCCGGGCCAACGCGCCTAAAGACAGCGGCGACCTGAAACGCTCATTGATTGTTGAGGCAAGACGCCCAACAAGGCGTGACAGGAGAAGCAAGTACATCACACAAACAGACACGGTGATTGCAGCCGTCACAACGGCATCCGGCAAAAAGCTGGCAAAGATGGGCATCAAAAGCGATGCCAGAGCAATCGCACAAGAGTTCGGGACGGCCAAACAGCCCGGGGGCCAACCGTACCTGCGCGGCGCATTAGAAAACAACGCTCAGACAACCGTGACGCGGCTGGCGGAAATTCTGGCGCGGCGCATTTCAGCATTCCGGGCTAAAAACACGAAAGCATAAGACATGAGCAAACTATCAGCAACCCTTGGCGAAAAGTACCAGACCAAACGGGAAAGCATTTTCACCCGCACCTTTGAACTTGGCGGGCACACGTTCAAAGTCCGCATCCCTTCCGTGGCGGAATCAGATGGCATCTACAAGCGCGTGATGAACCCGACAACCGAAGTTGTGGATGCGCTTTACAACGCCATGACGGAAAACCTTCTGAAGTTCAAGCACGAGGCAACGCCTGATTCCGGCATTGAGTTCCTTGAGGACGATGTTGTGGTGCAAGGCCGTTCAATGCGCGAAGCGGCCAACACCAAGGCCATGACAGAGGCCAAAATCACCGAGTACATCAAACTGTTGTTGCCAGAGAACCCGGCAGACACAATGGCGGACATTACCTATGCCGACATTGAGGCCGAATTTCCGCTGGCAATTCAACTGACCCTCATTGAGAAAATTTCCGAAGTCATCAGCCCTTCCTACAAGGAAAACCGGGGAAACTGATTGGCTCATTGAGGGCGCAGGTTGAATGCGCAATGGTCTTCAATGGGCACACGGAAGAATCGCTGGCGCAGATTGATGAAGTCACAATGTCCCGCATCACCACGATGTACGCGGACGGCGTTGTTGGCAACTTTCAAATCCTGACGATTCTTGGGCAACTGACGGCGGGGGTGTTTAATTACATGAGGCCCGCCAACACGCCTGATTACAAACTCGCCAGAATTTTGGGTGTTGCGTATGATTACATCGTGCCACCGGCAAGCCCGGAATCGCAGAAAGACGCGGCAAACAATGCGCTCAAATTGTTTATGACGACTGCGCCCGGGTTCAACGAAAATTTATTCAAGGTGAAGAATGGCTAATTTCATTGGCAGACTTGGCGTGCTGTTAGGCTTGGACAGCGCGGAATTCCAGAAGGGTCTGGCACAAGCAAGCCGTCAGCTTGATGCGTTCGTTGACAAGGCACGCACGACCGCTACCGTTGGTGCGACCGCACTGGCGGCGATGACTTATCAGGCAATGAAGCTGGCGGACGAAATCGTTGACACAGCCAAGGCCAACGACATTGCGGTTGATTCCGTCCTGAAGCTGCGCAACGCCCTTGCTATGAGCGGCGGTGAAGCCGATAACGCGGGCAAGCTGTTGTCCACGTTCACGGCTAACATTGACAAAGCGGCTGAAGGTTCTTTTGAGGTTCAGAAAACCCTGAAGGGGCTTGGCGTATCGTTGCAAGACCTGCGCACGATGAGCATCGACCAACTGCTGACAAAATCGTTGGACGGTTTGGCAAAGATGGAAGACCCGCTGACGCGCAACGCGAAGGCAATGGAACTGTTTGGCAAAGCGGCCAAGGGCGTTGACTTTGCCAGCCTCAACACCGAAATTGAAAACGGCGCGGGCGTGACGGCGGCACAAGCCAAAGCCATTGAAGATGCGGCTGAGGCTTATGACGCGATTGCAAAAGCGGGGCGTGACTTCAACGTGATGCTTGTCACTGAGCTTGGCCCAACCATCAAAGCACTCATTGAGCGCATGGGTGGAATGGGCGAAGTCATGTCAGGCGCGGGAACCGTATTCAGGACGGTGTTTGAAACCGTTGTGGTGCTAGGCAACCGAGTGGTGGGCACGTTTGAGGCCATCGCAAGGGAAATTGGGCACACGTTTGAAAACGCCAAGCTGCTTGCCAAGTTTGACTTTTCCGGCGCACGCGCTTTGAATGAAGCCTATGAGCGCAAGAATGAGCAAAAGGCCCGCGAACTGGAGGAATTTGAGCGGCGCGTAATGGGTGGCGGCGGTGGGCGCGGCGGCGGCGTCAGCGACTTTGATGACCCAAGACGCCTTGACCGACCCAAAGACAAACCTGCCGGAACACCAGCGCGTACAGTAAAAAAAGGCATCGACAAAGAAGCCGAAGCAGCAAAGAAAAAAGCTGAGGAAGAAGAAAAAAAACGTCAGGCGTTGATTTTGCGCGGCATAGCCGTGGAAATGGCGGAGCGCGAAGAAAACAACCGCCTGATTGCGGAACAGGAAACCCTGTACCAGCGCGGCAACGCTGCACAGATTGAACGCCAAAGCCTTGCCGCCACGGAAGCTGACCGGGCCAAGGAAATGCTTGAGCTTGTTTTCCAAGGCCGCAATATGCGCGGTGAGGATTTGCAGCTTGCCCAAGAACTCAAAGAAGTGGAATGGAAGCGGCAAGACGCCATTCGTGCAATCAATGCTGACCAAGCCCTTGACCGGGAGGCAAGAGCGGAGGCGTTGAAGCGCGAAAACGCATTGGCTGAGAAGGCGGTTGACCTTGCCAAGCGGCGCAACGAGTTAACCAAGCAGACGCGTGAAGGAACCATGTCTGAGGGGTTCTTCAAAGCAATGGCAGACGCGGCTCGAAACGCAACAACAGAGTTTGAGCGTGGACAACAAGCGTTCCAATCAGTTATGGGCAACATGGAGTCAGCCATCGACAAGTTTGTTCAGACCGGCAAATTTGCGTTCAAGGATTTTGCTTTGAGCGTCATCCGGGATTTGATTGCCATTCAGATGAAAGCTGCTGCCATGAAATTCCTTGGCGGAATGTTTAGCAGTTTGGGCGGCGGGGGATTCGGAACGGGCAACGCTTTTGGCAATCAAGACCTTGGCGGCTTTTTGGCGGAAGGTGGCCCTGCCAGCGCAAACACGCCTTACATCGTTGGAGAACGAGGCCCGGAATTATTTGTGCCGCGTTCATCGGGAACGGTAGTGCCAAACAACAGACTTGCAGACGCTATGGGCGGCGGAGGCGGCGGGGTGACGTACAACGGGCCATACATTGCAAACATGAGCGCAATCGACACACAAAGCGCAATGCAATTTTTGGCGAAGAACAAACAAGGCGTGTGGGCGGCAAATCAGTCCGCTCAACGCTCAATGCCAGTGAGCCGATAACATGAGCCTCAACACCATCCTCATCAACACTGAGAGCGTGACAATCAATGACCAACGGTTTGTTGGGCAGACGGTTAGCCGCAACCAAAAAATTCTGACCAGTGAAATCATCACGGTTGTGCCGTTTCAATTCACGATGCGGCCAATGAATTACCTGCTGTATTCACAGAGCCGTGGCATCTTGAATGCTTTGCGAATCCCGGACAAAGCCCTTGAGCAGTATTTGAATTTTGGTTCAACCGGCTGGCTCAACTACATCCGGTATCAGGGAGACATGACTTCCGGTCAAATTGCTGCTTGCCAATGGCAAACATCATCGGCCAACAAAGTGCTTGTGTTGGGTTCTTTGCCTTCCATTTCGTCCGCTGCGTTTTTGTTTCGCATTGGCGACTTTGTTCAGGTTGGGCGGTACGCATACATTGTCACAACCAACGTGTTGCGCGGAGCCGGGGCAACAGTTAACGTGCCTGTGCATCGCAATCTTATTCAAACACTTGCGTCCCCTGTGGCTTGCGTTGCAGGTCAGTTTGGAACAACCATCAACATGGGTGGAAGCACTTACACAGGCGTGACGTTTCCGGTCATCTTGCGCGATTACCCAACATACACACTGCAACCAATCACCAATGATTCGTTCATTCAGTGGTCTGGCGAGTTCAACGCATTTGAGGCTGTTCTATGAACGTCATTGCACCTGTCGCAAACACAAACAACATCCGGATTGCGGATTTCATACGCATCAACACCGGCGCACAAATCTATCGGTTTTGCACCGCAGCCTCAGACACGACTGTTTCTGCGGTTGACGCTACCGCATTCAGCGCAGTTGGCGCGCTCATGCGTGTAGGTGACGTACAGCGAGACATAAAAAGCACGTCCAATGACACATCGGTGACGTTGACCGGGATTGACACGGCCATGCTTGGGTTTGTGTTGGGCAACACTGTCAAGGGTTCCTACATTCAAATGTGGCACGGGTTTTTTGACACAAGCGGCGCGTTGATTACAACCGGGGGCACTGGTGGCCTGTATCAGTTTTTCAGCGGCTACATCACGTCATTCAGCATTCAAGAAAACTGGATGGAGGAAGCCCGCAGTTTTGTTGGCACGATTCAGATTGGCGCGTCCAGCACGCAGTTGACGTTGCAGAACACAAATGCTGGCCGCTACACCAACGATGACAGTTGGCAGTTTTTCAATCCCGGTGACACCAGCATGAACCGCGTCAGCTTCATTGAAACCATCAATTATCAGTTTGGAAAGCGCGAATGATTCGCAAGGCCAACCGTTACGACATCCCGGCAGTGCTTGAAATGCTGCGGCAATTCAGAAATGAAACACCGTTGCAGTTTTTGCGCGATGCAAACGATGAGGAATACATTACGCAGATGCTTAATGAATTGATTGCCGGGCGCGGATTTGTCCTGTTGGCGGAAATCAAAGGTAAAGCGGTTGGCATGATGATTGCCGCTGTGATGCCAAGCATATGGTCACCAAAACATCTTGTGCTGACGGAGTTTGCTTACTGGGTTGAGCCTGAACATCGTGGAAGCACCGCCGGGTATAGGCTGTTGCGGGCATACTTGGATGAGGCAATCGCGCTCAAAGATGCCGGGAGAATTTGTAATGCGTTCATTGGCAAAATGACAAACAGCCCTGACCTGAAATTTAGCAGGTTTGGATTTTCAAAACTTGAAGAATTTTGGGTGATTTGATATGGCCGGTTCAATTATTGCTGTTCAGGTTTTTGGCCTTGTCGCGGGAAGTGCTGCGGCCGCAATTACTGCATTCGCAATTAACCTTGTTGTGTCGCGCATCATTGCAAGCGCGGCTACGCCTGACTCAAACACTCAACAAAACAACCCCGGCAACAGACAACAAGTCCCGCCAGCCGGAAGCAACAAATTGCCTGTTGTGTACGGAAGCGCGTTTGTGGGCGGGGTGATAACCGACCTGACAATCAGCAACGACAACCAGACGATGTATTACTGCTTGTCTTTAGCAGAGGTTACAAACACGCAAACAGCTTCTGGTGATGTGTTCACTTTTGGGAATGTGTATTGGGGCGGCAAGCGTTGCGTGTTTGACGGAACAGACCAGACCCGCGTTGTGTCATTGCTTGACGAGTCCACCGGCGAATCACAAACAAACGTGGATGGCAATTTGTTCATCTACTTGTACCGCAACGGCTCATACACGCCAACAAACAGCACGACAAACGCAGTCACTGTAATGAGTGCGATTGATTTGGACTACGTTTGGGATAACACCAAGCTGATGAGCAACTGCGCTTTTGCGATTGTAAAGCTGGTTTACAACGCAGATGCGGGCTTGACCGGTATTCAACCAACTCGATTTCAAGTCAACAACCCAAGAACAGCACCGGGTGATTGTTTTAGTGATTACCTGCAATCAACGAGATACGGCGCAGGCATCCCTGCATCGCAAATTGATTTGACAAGTCTTGCTGCTTTAAATGCGTACTGCGCGGGCGCGTTCACCTACACCCCTGCGGCGGGTGGTTCGGCAACCATCACAAGATTCCGGTTTGACGGTGTGCTTGACACCGGGGTCAGTGTAATGACGAATATGCAGAATCTTGCTGCGTCCTGTGACTGTTTATTGCGTTACAACGAACTGACTGCCAAGTGGGGTGTCATTGTCCAATCGCCGACTTACACTGTTGCACTATTAATTGATGACAGCAACATGGTTTCGGCATTGCAAATCAACCCAACAGATTTGTCCAGCACACCCAACATCATTGAATCCAAGTTTGCAAACGGAAGCGAAAAGGACACGTTTGCGTCAGCAGTGTTCAGCTTGTCACAGGTTGCGCCATCGTTGCTGTACCCCAACGAGCCAATCAACAAACAATCAGTCACTTTGCCTTTGGTGAACAACGATGTTCGCGCCCAATACATTGCTCAACGCCTATTGAAGGCGGGGCGTGAAGATTTGATTGTCAAGGTAACAATCAGCTTTGCCGGTCTGCAACTTGAGGCGGGCGACATTGTGACGTTGACCAGCCCCAACTACGGCTGGACAAACAAGCTGTTCAGGATTTCGCAAGTCACAGAAACTTTCACTGATGACGGGCAAATTACAGCAGCTTTGACGTTAATGGAGTACAACGCAAGCGTGTATGACGATGCGCCAATTACGCAATTCACGCCAGCCCCCAACACCGGTATTCCTTCACCGTTGGTATTTGGAACTGTATATGCGCCAGTGGTGGTCAATTTAAATCCAACCATTGCCAACCCGTCATTCAGCGTGTCGGTCACGGCGGCATCAAGCGGCGTGAGTCAATACGCTGAAGTCTGGTATTCAGCATTCAGCACACCTTCTGATGCTCAACGCATATTTGCTGGAACAACTGAAGTTAAGGCGGCGGGCAATCCATACACGCCCGGCTCAAGCATGGGATTAGTTACTCTGACAAACATTCCACAAGGGAATTGGTATTTTTTTGTCAGGATGGTCAACAGTATCGGGACAAGTCAATTCAGCGCGGCAAGCTCAGTGCTTCAGTGGAGGCCAACCACATTCCAATTTACCGGGCGGCACATCGTGGTGGCATACGCAACAAGCATTACGGGCACAGCAATTTCTGACAACCCAAGGGGCAAGACATATTTCGGCCTGTGGAACACAGACACCACACCGGCATACTCAAGCGACCCGGCAAACTACACTTGGTATTTAGCGCAGCCAACATTTGGAACAAACGTGTTTCTTGCGTTCAGCAACAGAACTGGACGCAAGTTTAGCTTTGCAACAGACTTTGCTAATTATGCGGCGGGCACAGCGGCGTTTGTCCCAACCACCGTGTCTTTGTATGACTCAACAATTTGGTCAGCATTGCCTGATGGAACTAACACCATTGACCTTGACGCCCGCACAGGGCAACTTATTTCCACCGGCACGTCTTCAACTGAAGTTGATGCCGGAACCCTTTCAATTGTGAACAGCGCAGACGGAAGAATTACGGCGCAACTTGCTACGCTTCTGAATTTTGGCAATGGTTTGTCACAAAAAACCAGTACAGTGGCACAACTGACCATCGACAAATATGGCCGCGTGCTTGGCTTTGTTTCGCCTGATGATTTCAATTACACGATGTATGAGGTTGCAGCAACGGCGTCACAGACCGTGTTCACGCCAACAGCAAGAAGCGCAAACTACATCTTGGGTCAATGCTTTGTCTTCCGCAACGGGATGTTGCTGGACGAAACGGAATACACAGAAGCGGCCACGACTATCACTCTTGGCACAGCTTGCGCGGCGGGAACGATTATCACCATCATTAGCTTGAGCGCAGTTGCCAGCGGAATTACTTTTGCCAACACAAGCCTGATTGTTCAGACTGTTGGGGCCAGTTCTATTGTGTACACCAATTCATCTCTGCCAAATCAAAAAATGTATGCCGGGGACAAAATCACGTTTGCCAACACGGGCACACCTACGCAATACACAATTTCAACCATCAATTACGTCACGCGCACAATCACGTTTACAACAACATTGAGTGGCGTCACGGCGGGCAATGCTTTGTATCAATATCGGGCGGCATTGTCAGCATACAGACCGTTTAGCCGTTGGACGTCAAACTTGACCAATGAATCTTTGTACACGCCAACAGAGTGGGCATATCGCTCAGGCTATGAAAAATTGTTCCTGAACGGGGCGGCGGTCAATGACCTTGACTATGACTTGACTACAACATTGAGCTTCTTGCAGAATGTAAGCGGGCTTGTAACAACCATACAATTTGCGGAAAATATCCTGACCACGCCAGTCGGGGCTTCCCAGACAGGAACAACAAACACCGTGGTAGGAACAACCAACTATTCATTCAGCTACGATGTCAACGCCTTTGAGTTGTACCTGAACGGAACATTGATTGACCAAGGAACCGATTACACAACCTCAACTGGCGTCTATGCTTTGTCTTACACGCCCGACACAAACAACACTGTGCTTCAACAAACCACTTATCAACGAACAGGAGCAGCGTAAATGACGCAAGCACTTAACCTTGGGCTTTTAGGAAACAACGTCAACACCAGCGGGCAGGTTTCCTTAACTGCGGGCGTGTCTGGAACCCTGCCATTGGCAAACGGAGGGATTGGAACCACAACGCTGACAGCCAACAACGTATTGCTTGGCAACGGCGGCTCAAGCCCTCAAGTTGTAGCACCGGGCGCAAGTGGCAATTTGTTGACCAGCAACGGCACAACATGGACTTCTGCGGCTCCACCGGGTATATCAACAACCGCAGGAGGAATTGGCACTTACATGATGGCCCGATACGATGGCGCAACAGGCCCAATTACTTTTGGCGCAACCGTTTCAGGTGTTGACCTTAAACCCTCAAACGCATCAGGCAACAACGTGGGTTCGGCTCAATCAGGAACTTGGCGTTGTATGGGGTATTCCCTTAACAGCTCAGTTTCTCAAAACCTGACAACATTGTGGGTGCGAATATCTTGATAAGATTTTTGCCCTCATGAGATAATTTACACAAGACAAAACAAGACCGTGCCCTGTAAGTTCATGGGGCGCGTTACCACCTGAGAACAGGGAAAGTCATGGCAGTCTTCAACAAAAATTCGCTCACGCAGGTTTCGGGCTTTGATAACCCTATCATTGCCGGTGAACTTGTCTGGCAGCAAAAAACATTCTGGAATCTTGCGCTGACCGGCGATGACAACATCACCCCAGTCAACCTTTCAGGCGCAACGATTGACGCTCAAATCGTCCGCAGAACCCTTTCCAACGTCAAGGACACGCGCTACGGCCTGTCTTTTGACGTTGCCGATTACGTCCCTGCACCTACCCCTGTCCCACTCTCAATTATCAACAGGGTGGACGCATCCGGCACATTTACGCTGGTCATTGACGATACGTCTTGGGGTTTAATTTCAACCGAAGCTGCAATGAGCATTGACAGCGTGAACGGGGCGGGTTTTTCCGGGCGCATCAAAATCAGCTTCCCGGCTGTCGGTGTAACCATCCCGGCTGAGGACAACATCATTTTCCTGTTCTTCATTGTCAGGTCTGATGCAATAGTCAAGGTGTAAGGGGAAACCACATGGCACGAATTACGGTTGAGGCCATCCCGAACAGCACCACGGTCAACGTCCAAGACGGGAACAACATAACTGCCAACATTCAGTCTGGTTCGGCAGTCAACATCCAAGTTACGCCACAAGCAAGGCAGGTCATCAACCTGAATCGCGGCGTGGCTGGACCACCGGGGCCAAACGCAATCGGCGGATACCCAATCAACGTAACAACCCCGTCCAACTATGACGCCTTGATGTTTGTGGGCAGCGAGTGGACAAACGTGCCTCAAGTGGAAATCACGGACGGCGGCAATTTTTAAGGAGTCAGCATCATGGCAAACACGATTCGCATTAAGCGCAGAGCAAACGGTGGCGGTGCTGGCGCACCTACAACCCTTGAGAACGCTGAACTGGCGTTCAACGAACAAACGAACATCCTGTACTACGGCACAGGCACAGGCGGGGCGGGCGGAAGCGCAACCAGCATCATCCCTATTGCGGGCAATGGCGCGTTTGTGGATACGTCAACCAACCAAACCGTTGGCGGGACAAAGACGTTCAGCAACACCATTGCGGGTTCCGTCACCGGCAACGCGGGAACAGCTACGGCACTGGCAACAGGCCGGACAATCGCCATCACGGGTGACTTGGCTTACACCAGCGGCTCATTTGACGGAACTGCCAACGTCACCGGCACTGGTACGCTGGCGACCGTCAACAGCAACGTGGGCACGCACACCAAAATAACCATCAACGCCAAAGGCTTGGCGACCGCTGGTTCACAAGCAAGCCTGAGCGACTTGGCAGTGCCAACAGCAGCGTTCAGCTTCAACAGCCAAAACCTGACCAACCTTGCTGACCCGGTGAACGCTCAAGATGCTGCAACAAAACAGTATGTGGACAGCACCGCACAAGGTCTGGACACAAAGGCATCTTGCGTTGTAGCAACAACAGCCAACATTGCGACCCTGAGCGGCTTGTTGACCGTTGACGGCGTCACGGTTGCGGCTGGCGACCGAGTGCTGGTGAAAAACCAAACCACGCAATCTGCCAACGGCATTTACGTTGCAAGCGCAACAGCTTGGGCGCGTTCATCTGACATGGACGCTTGGGCTGAGTTTCCTTCCGCATACACGTTTATTGAGCAAGGTACAACGCAAGCCGACACCGGTTGGGTCTGTACCGTCAACCAAGGCGGCACGCTTGGCACAACCAACGTGACATGGGCGCAGTTCAGCGGCGCGGGCACTTACAGTGCTGGAACAGGCTTGACGCTCACTGGAACAGTGTTCAGTATTTCCAACACGGCAGTCACGGCGGGCAGCTACGGCGCGGCATCACAAACTTTGTCCGCAACCGTCAACGCACGGGGCCAACTGACCGCGTTGTCTGCACAAGCCATTGCCATTGCCAACACGCAAGTGTCCGGCCTTGGAACCATGTCAACGCAAAACGCGGCAAGCGTTGCTATCACTGGCGGCAGCATCACGAACCTGACCACCTTTGACGGCATTACGATTGACGGCGGCACATTCTGATTCAACACCCGGCTACATAGCCTGAAAGGGGACGCCACATGGCAAACACACTTATTGTCAAGCGGTCATCGGTGGCGGGCAAAGTGCCCCTGTCCACAGATTTGCAAGTTGGTGAACTGGCGGTCAACCTTGCTGACCAGAAAATTTATTCCAAGAACGCGGGCGGAACCGTTGTCCAGTTGGGCGGCGGCGCAGGTTCCGGGGATGTTGTCGGCCCGGCATCAGCCACCGACAACGCGCTGGTGCGGTTTGACGGCACAACCGGCAAGCTGGTGCAAAACAGCACCGCAACGCTGGATGACACAGGCAACATGGACACCGCCAGCCTCAAGGCGGACTACTTTGACCTTGACACGGCGGCAACAGCACCCGCAAACGCAGTGGGGCGTGAGGCTTGGGATGACGGCTATGGCACGCCCATCGTGGGTTTGAAGGGCGGCAACGTCACCTACTACTACGGCCAACAGGAATTTGCCCGCGTGTACAACGGTTCCGGCGCGGCCATGAGCAAGGGTCAGGTGGTCTACATTGTTGGAGCGCAAGGCAACCGCATTGACGTGCGGCTGGCAAGAGCAAACGCGGAAGCCACATCGGCCAACACGATTGGATTTGTCGCGGAAGCCATTGCCAACGGCGCAGAAGGATGGGTTCAAACCACTGGCCCAATTCCGCAAATTGACACCAGCACATTGACGGCGGGTCAAACCCTGTATCTGTCACCGACAACGGCGGGCGCATACACCACGACCAAACCGGCAGCACCTGACCAACTGGTGATTGTTGGATTTGTTGAGCGCGTTCACGCAAGCGTGGGTTCCATTTACATCAAGGTCAACAACGGATACGAACTGGACGAACTGCACGATGTTCTTATCACCAGCCCGGCATCCGGGAACACGCTGATTTATGACGCGTCCACAGCAGTCTGGAAAAACGCCAACATCAGCGCAGGGTCTGGCGTCAGCGTCACCAACGGCGCGGGCAGCATCACGATTGCCAACACCGCACCAGACCAGACGGTTGCGCTGACGGGGGCGGGCGCGACAACCATCACCGGAACTTACCCCAACTTCACGATTTCAAGCGTCAACACGACATACAGCCTTGCAACATCGACTGTGCTTGGTTTGATTGAGTTGGGTTCTAACACACAGCAAACCGTGGCGGCAAACGCAGTAAGTGCAACGGCGTCCCGCAGCTACGCTTTGCAAGTCAACGCGGCGGGTCAGGGCGTGGTCAACGTGCCTTGGACGGATACCAACAGCGGCGGAACAGTCACAAGCGTGGGCGGAACAGGTAGTGTCAGTGGACTGACACTAACCGGAACCGTCACCACCAGCGGCAACTTGACGCTTGGCGGCACGCTGGCAGTCACGCCATCCGACTTTGCCAGTCAGACGGCCAACACGGTTCTGGCGGCACCAAACGGCGCAGCTGGTGTTCCAACATTCCGGGCAATCGTGGCCGCTGACATTCCGACACTGAACCAAAACACTACCGGGACGGCCGCAAACGTGACAGGCACTGTCGCTGTCGCAAACGGCGGCACGGGCGCAACCACGGCGGCGGCGGCGCGGACAAACCTTGGGGCCACGACTCTTGGCGGAAATCTGTTCACCCTTGCCAACGTGGCTGCAATCGCGTTTCCCCGGTTCAACGCAGACAACACAGTGTCATCGCTGGACGCGGCAACATTCCGAACAGCCATTGGCGCGGGAACAGGAAGTGGCAACGGCACAGTCACCAGCGTGGCGGTTTCTGGCGGCACAACTGGTTTGACCACGAGCGGTGGCCCGATAACCACAAGCGGCACAATTACCTTGGCCGGAACTTTGGCAGTTGCCAACGGCGGTACAGGGTTGACTACCATTGCGGCCCGTTCGATTTCAGTTGCAAACGCTGCAAACACATACACAACGGTTACACCAGCGGCAGGGCAATCTGTTCGCGTGAATGCGGGTAACACGGCGTGGGAGGCCTACACTCCCGGCACGGGTACAGTGACAAGCGTTGGCGGCACAGGAACCGTCAGCGGCTTGTCTTTGAGCGGCACGGTCACGACCAGCGGCAACTTGACCTTGGGCGGAACCCTTGCTGTCACCCCATCCAATTTTGCATCACAGACCGCAAACACTTTTCTTGCGGCCCCCAACGGCGCGGCGGGTGTCCCTACATTCCGAGCAATGGTTGCCGCAGATGTTCCAACGCTCAACCAAAACACCACCGGCACAGCGGCAAACGTGACCGGAACTGTTGCCGTGGCAAACGGCGGCACGGGCGCAACAACGGCGGCAAACGCTTTGACCAACTTGGGCGCATATGCCGCAAGCAACCCAAGCGGCTACATCACGACCGCTGGCGCAAGGTCTGCTGTCAGTTTTACAGCGGGAAGCGGCGCGTACAACAGCACTACTGGCGTGTTCACAATTCCAACAAACACGAACCAGTTGACCAACGGTGCGGGCTTTGGCACCGGCACAGTCACATCGGTTTCTGGCACTGGCACTGTTTCCGGGCTTACCTTGTCAGGAACCGTCACAACATCCGGGAGTTTGACGCTTGGCGGAACTTTGAGCGTTGCGGCACTTTCCACGGCCAGCGGTTCCGCACCGTCTTACTCAGCGCGCGCATGGGTCAACTTTCAAGGAACTGGCACAGTCACGATTCGCGCAAGCGGCAACGTCAGCAGCATCACGGATAACGGCACCGGCGATTACACGCCCAACTTTACTACCGCAATGCCAGACGTGAATTACGCTGTCGTGGCAAATGCTGCGCCTTCAGACAACCAACGAAACAACGTCACAATTGGTTTGTCCGCAAACGGCGCGCCAACTCTTGCGCCAGAAAGCAACACAAAGTTTGTGGGTTCTTTTAGGATGCAAACGGGTTTGCCGGGCAGCACAACATTTGTTGACCAAGCGTCTGTTTATGTAGCGTGTTTTAGATGAGGCCAAAAAATGAATCAACGAATTATTTACCCAAATGACGATGGCGGTGTTGCTGTTGTTGTACCTGCCGCTGAATGCGGCTTGACGATTGAGGAAATTGCCGCCAAAGATGTTCCGGTTGGCAAGCCTTACAAAATCGTGGACGTTTCAGAAATTCCGAGTGACCGGACATTTCGCAATGCTTGGGAGTACACAGAATGATTTCTATCAACATTGATAAAGCAAAAGTGATTGCTCATCGCATTCGCAGAGAAACGCGGGCACAAGAATTTGCGCCTCTGGATGAACTCATTGCAAAGCAAATTCCCGGAACATCTGGGCAAGATGTTGAAGCGCAACGTCAGGCTATTCGCGACAAATATCAAACCATTCAACAGGAAATTGATATTGCAACAAGCGTTGACGAACTCAAAGAAAAATTGATTTCATTTGGCGGGTGTAAATAAAAATGGCAACCATCAACGCAACAGAGGCACGGCTGGACACGCATGAAGAAGTCTGCGCCATGCGGTATGAACAAATCAACGCCCGCCTCAAGCGGCTTGAGGGCGTCATCATCAAGGCTTGCGGCGTGATGCTTGTCGGCATGGCTGGTGTGATTTGGGCGTCAATTACGCCACACATCGGGCGGTAAGAGCAATGATTGACGTGACAAAAACAATCAGTGCTGTTGCCGCAAGTGTTGCCGCCTTGGGTGGCGGATACACGCTTGCTGACAAATTTGGTTGGTTTGATAGGGCAATTTTGGAATGGGCACCAGAGCATTTCCGCATAGTTGCTGACGAGGGAAAGCCCATCAACGTGACGGTCGCAAGAATAAAAAAACGCGATGACTGTTCTGTTGAAAGTTTTACCCCAAGCATCCGCGATGCTTCGGGCATGGTGCATGAGGCAACCACAACCGCGAGCAAATTTAGCGGCCCTGCTGGGCCAGAAATTGACACGTTCACATACGAACTCACAATGATTCGCAAAGAAAAAATTGCCAGCGGGAAAGCCACGTTGCTTGCCACGATCAAATACAAATGCCCGGAAGGGGAGCGGGTTGTCCAGTACCCCCGTCACGTAAACCTGAAGTTTGAATTGAAAGGTTGAACATGATTCCAATAGTTGGCGCGTTGCTTGGAACGCTTGCTCAAAACGGCCTTGGCCTGTTGGCAAGCGCGATTCAGGCCAAAGGGAAACAGATTGTTGAGGACAAGTTGGGTGTCAAGATTTCCGACAACCCAACACCGGCTGAGGTGGAAACCCTGCGCCAGTTGCAGTATGACCATGAGGAACGGTTGCTTGAGTTGGGCATTGAGAAGGCGCGGATTGAGCAAGAGGAACTGAGGGCATTGCTTGCCGCACAAGCCAACCAAGAAAACAACGTCAGCGACCGGTGGAAATCTGACATGGGGTCTGACTCTTGGCTGTCCAAAAACATCCGGCCCATGACGCTGGTGTACATCCTGACGGCATACCTGCTGTTTGCGGCACTCAGCGCGGCAGGAATTCAGGTGCAAGAATCCTACGTGCAACTGTTGGGCCAATGGGGGATGCTGGTGATGACCGCCTACTTTGGTGGCCGCACGGTTGAGAAAATCATGGACATTCGCAAGGGGAACAAGGAATGAGCCTGAGCCAAGAACAAGCAGCCTTCCTGTTGGACGCTTGCAAGCTGATTCAGTTTGCTACTGAGCAGGGCTTCATGGTCACAGGCGGGGAACTTGCCCGGACGCCTGAGCAACAAGCCATCCACGTTAATGCCGGACGCAGTAACACGATGAACAGCATTCACCTCAAGCGGTGCGCCATCGACCTCAATTTTTTCAAGGACGGAAAAATCATTTGGGACAAAGGCTTGTTGGCCCCTGTTGGCGCGTACTGGGAGAGCCTTCACCCCAAGAACCGTTGGGGCGGGAATTTCAAGTCACTGGTTGACTGCCCGCACTTTGAACGCAACGTCTGAAACCGGGAGGGGGCAAGGGCACACCAAATCGTGCGCAGGTGATGCGATTGCCCCCGGGGTCACAGCAACCCCCATCCCAACCCAAAAGCCAGCCAATAAATGCGGGCGATGAGGCCAAGCAGCACGACAAAGGCCAAAGTCAGCAGGGTTGAAAAAAGGTAGGTGATGGCTTGTTTCATTTGAAAAGGTTCCCGTTGCGTTTGTGAATCCAGTTGTCGCGTTCGGCCTTGGGCGTCTGCTTGTACTGGAAGATTTCAGCAAATTGCGGGTACGCCAGCGCAAACAAGCGGGCAAGGTACGGGCTGGAATTGTTGCTGATTTTCCAACCCGTGCCCCTTTCCTCAATCGCTGAGTGATGGCGCAGGACGTGGATGATGGTGCGGGCGGAATAGTGCTTGAAGCCAACGGCAATCACCTTGTTGGTTTCGCGCACAAACGCCTTCCACACGTGTTCGTTCTTGGGGAACCAGTCCACGAACTCAGCAGAAAACTGTTCACGGTTTTTGTGGATGAGCTTGATGAGGTCTGTCATATTTTGTCCTTTACTTCATAGTCTTTGAAAACATTGCCTATGCTGGCGTCACCTTTCCAGCATTCTTTCACCCATCCGCGTTTCCCGGATTTGTATGTGCGCCAGTAACCGCGAACCTGATGCCGCCTTGGGCTGGCGTGCGTTCCGCCTTGCGGTTCATTTTTTTGTTTTGGTGGCTCAATCAAAACGGTGTGCCAGTCATACACAGGCTTCAGACCGCGTTTGATTCGGCTTGCATTGCCTTTTCGGGGCACTGGCGAATATGATTCAACCGGCATATCCAATGACGCGTAAAACATGGCAACAATAGACACCATTGAATGCTGATGTTGAGGGTCTATTGGTTCACCAACAGGGCCAGCTTTTGCCTCACCTTCATGTTCTGAAAACAAAAACGAACCAAGTGCTTGGTAGCCGTCAGAGTACATCGCCCATCCGGTGACGATTGTTGCGTGAGTTTCAGAAAGCACAGACAGCATAAAGTCAGCTTGGTTAGTTCTGACACAAAGCATCATGTTTTTGTATGGGGCCGGATGCAATAAATAATGTTTCGCATTGATGCCCGTGTGTTTTTTGACTGCGCCTGTCACGTCAAACCATTGCATCTGTGTTGGGTCAAGCCCAGAAACAGACGTCAGCTTAATCATTTCTTTGATAAGTGGTGTCATGTCTTGTCCTTGATGTGGGGGCCGAAGCCCCCGGTTTGTCAGAAGCAGTTGGTAGTGCAGTTGCTGCCATAACAGCAGGTTGTGCAGGTCACGGTGCGACCGTTGAGCATGTAGGTGTGGGTGGTGCAGCTTGCCCAAGTCAGGGTTGCGAGGGTTGCAAGGTACACGCCAATCAGTGCTTTTTTCATGTCAGTTCCTTTCAGTATGGAATGTCATCATCCATGTCGTTAAACCCGTTGCCGGGGGCTTGTGAGCGGTTGCCGCCTTCCTGTTCAGGTTCATTCAGGAATGCTTTGCCGTCCCAGTTCAAAGGCATCAGGTCAATGACAAGCATTTCCCCGGTGCGCGTTTGAATGACGCTACCAATGGTGCGGTATCGGTATTTGGTTTTGCCGTCCTTGTCCGTGTAGGAACCGGTGGCGGCTTTGACAATTCGCAGTGTTTTACTCATGGTTGCCTTTCAGGTTGTTGAGTTTTTCAATGGTGGCGTCCACTTCCTCAAGGAACTTGGACACTTCCGTGTTGAGCGTGTTGGCGTATTCCGCGTCAAACGGGATGCGCTTGATGAACAGTTGAAGATGGTCAGGCATCCGGGGGTCATAACTGGCGAAGTCACACCACTGACGGCCTGTGCAAATCATCTGCCACATCATCTGGTCAAGGTACTTTTTGGGAACAGCCCGGGTCAGCAGCGTTTCGATGTGCGTTGACGTGTTCGGGCACTTAATTTCAACCAGCCCATCCGACCCTACAAGGCCATCGGGCGATGCGCCAGCGTTGGCGATTTCGGGATGGTCAACAAACCCTTCCTCATCGACCATTACCTGACGTTCAGCCTCATACGCGGCGCGGGCCAGTGGCTCAGTGTCAGTGCCCCACTGCATTGCGGCGTTGCTGAATGACTTTGCGGCCTGTTGCGTCATGCGCTCAACAATGAGTTGGGCCATGTAGTCTGCGCGGCTTGCGGCATACCCTGTCTTGGTGCGGGCCACCACGTCCGTAACGCGGGACGCAGTGACCTTGCCCAAGCGGGCGTTGAACCATTCGTCAGTTCGCTGTTCCATCGTCCACCACCTTTGCTGTTCCGATAGCCAACAGGCTGTTGATTTGGTCATCAATTTCTTTGACTTTGGCCGCAAACGCGGCTTGAGCATCGCGTTTTTTCTTTTCCAAAGCGGCGACCTGATGCGGGCGCATGTCAAAGTCATCCGCAATGTGAACCTCAAATGACGTCTGAGCCACAACAACATAGTGGTCCATTCCCATTTTCTGAGGGTCAAACCCAAGAGGCATGAACACAGGCTTTTTATCCCAAGGGTCTTGGGTTGCAACGACAAAAGCATTGATGGTTTTAATCATTTGGACACCCCCAACTCAGTTTTCTTAGCGTCTTTGGCGGCAATGATGCGTTTCTGCGCGTTAGCGTCACCCTTGGTTGCTTTGAAGGCGTCCGTGTAAGCCTTGAGCAGACTTTTCTCATCACTGGACGCGCCAATGCTAGACAGCAAATCCGCCATCACGGTTTCGTCCACTGCGTATGCCTTGGGCTTGCTGGCAATGCTTCCGTCATCGTCTTGCGGGGCCATGCCCATTGCGCTCATCAGGCTGTACCTGCGGGCATACGTCAGCGCACTGCCAAAGCCTTGCGGGTCATGCTTGGGGGACGGAACCCAAAACTCACCAAGGGTCAGCAGTTCGCCTGATTCGTGAAGCAGCACGGTGCGGACAAATGCGCCCTTGTCATCGCGTTCTGTGAACTGCGTGAAGGCAAAGCCCTCACTGTGCAGGGCGTCAATCACGGCCTCAACGCACTCAGCAAGGTCTGCGTACCGGCTTTTGAAGTGCGGGTTGTCGCTGGTCTTGAGGGCTTTGCCAAACTTGCGTTGGGCGCGGAGGAAGGCGGCAAACAGCATGGGGTCTGCTGGTTGTTCGTCACGGTTGTTTTCAGTCATGGTTTTTCCTTCAGGGTTAAAAATCGTCACGGTTGTTTTCCATCTGGTCATAGACCTCAGATGACAGGGCGTCTATGTCAGATTGCTTCATCTTGCGTTCAAGCCAAGGGGCGGGGCGTCCCCGGGTGTCCAGAATTTCCCAAGAGCCATAGCCCCCTTCCTCTGGCATCCAGTTGTCGGGATGGCCGCGTGTGGACATAGGCACAAAGGCTTCCCACTCCAGCACCCGGACAATGCAAGGGATGCCGCAGACGTGTGTGCTGAACTCAGTCATTTGTTCCCCCGGTCAAGGAAGATGCATTCACCAACGTGGGTCTTGCCTTTGGCGTCAACATAGGATTCGCCACAGCCAGCGGCCCACTCAGCAACCAAGACAACGAAAAGGATGAGCAGGGCGGCACTCAACAGACCTTGAATGAGCCAGACAGCAAAGCGTTTGAGGATGTTCATTGGGTTCCTTTCAGCCCCCCGGAGGGGGCGGGTTAAGTTCAGGCGGACAGCAGCAGGGTTTCGGCTTGTGACTTGAGGCGGTTGCCATCACCAAACCAAGCGTTGGTCATCCGGGTGTCGGTGTTGTGACCGCGTTCGTGGTCAACAAACTGCGTGATGGCGTTGAGCAAGCCCCAACGGGTTCCGTGAGTGCCGGGCAGGTCTGCGCCCATGCCCTTGCCGTCAAACAGGGCCAGCACTTGTTTGTATGCCCGGGAATCAGCCCAAACCTCTTGCTTGACCTCAACACCGGGAACCTTGACTAGTTGCTTGGTCTGAGGGAACAGGGTGGTCAGGTACTCTTTGACAAACGCGGTGCTGACGCCTTGGCGGGCCAGCTTGCGGTAGTTGTCCATCATGCCGTCAAAGCCGCCAACGACCAGACCCAACTTGTCACGCATCAGGCTTGCGTCAAAACGCGCACCGTGAGTGATAGACACGCGGGATGGGGCTGATTCACGGTCAGCCATTGACAGGGTGTTGTTGCACACAACGCGGACGCTGGTGAACTGGCCCACGGTTGCGGTTGAGCCGTCAAAGCTGGTGGACAGAAGCAGGTAGCCGCGCACAGCGTCATCGCCCAACACGCAAGCCTCACGGTTGACGTTGGCAAGTGCCCAGATGCGCTTGCCGCCACTGATTGCGCCAGCAACCTCAAGGCTGAACCCGGCAGACTGCACCAAGGTGTTGAAGAAGTCCAAGATTTCACCGGGCTGGTGGATGCGATAGCGGTCAGTCACCACGCCCAAGGGGGCTTGCGTGTCACTGCGGTACACCACGTTGCGGCCGGGGACGGGGTGAGCCACGCCACCCAACTCAGGGATGAACATGGCGCGGGCCACCTCAGCTTGCCAGTCCAAACCGGCCTCAGTTTTCCAGACCTCAATGGGGGCGTTGGGGGACAGTGCTTGACCAAGACCGTGCCAAGGCACGTTGCCAATGAAAGCAATTTCAGACTTGCCGGTGTTGGTGTTGGTTTCGATTAAGTGAGCCATTTGAATTTCCTTTGAAAAGTCCCTTGCGGGCGGGTTGTGACGTTCCGGTTGGCGCGTCCCACAGCCCCCGTAAGAGGCTGTGAGCCGGGTCATCAGGGCATGTAATGAGCGGCTTTTTGCAACAAGGGTTCTTGCGACAGACGCAGGTCAGGGTGAATGTCCGCCAGCGAGTGGAAAACAGTTTGTGCGTCAGCCCGGTTGGCGTACACACCGAAAATGAAGCCGCTTTTGGCGATGACAACAAAGACGTATTTCATGGTGCTTCCTTTCACAGCCAGTTGGCAAATGGTTCGCCACCGGACAGGGCGATGTCATAGGGGGAAAAAATTGGGGTGGGCTTGCGGTTGTTGTTCACCAAATTGACTGCGTTGTCATAAAAATCCTCACGCAGTGTGTCGAATCGTTTGCCGCCAACTTCAACAAGCGGCATGTCGAGTTTGACGATTTGAACAATGATGGGTTCGTTGCGGTATTTCATGGTGTTCCCCTTATGCGGTCAATGCGGCAATGGCGGCACGCTTTGTGGGGAAGCCTGTGTAGAACTCAGGGCCTTGGCCGTATGTCTTGGTGAGTGTCCAGACGCCAGCGGTGTTGAGGATGCTGTACTGAACCAGTTGGTCAGCAATGTGGCCGGTGAAGTAATACAGGCCGGAAGACAGGCGGGAGATTGTGGGCTTGCTCATTTCAGTTTCCTTCAAAAGACCCCAAGACGTTCGGGGAATGAAAAGAATTCTGACGGAAATTAAGCGGGCTTAAAAGAACTATTTTTAATCCCAACCAAAACGAAGGGTTATGTTTGTCAACGACATTTGGTGTCACTTTTTGTCGGCACGCAAGAACACAGCAAATCGCATGCAGGTGCAATTTGAGGGGGTGGCTTGAACAACCGGGTGCGGATAAACGCAATCGCAGCCAGAAAACACCATCCCGCAATTTCGTGTTGGGGCAAATTTGAAGTTTTAAGCCAACTTGCGGCACAATCCGGGTCATGAAAAAACAAGACGCAATCACCAAGGCCGGTTCCGTCAGTGCCCTTGCCGCACTGCTTGGCATCAGTCAGGCCGCAATCAGCATGTGGGGCGAGTCCATCCCTCAAGCCCGGGAATGGCAACTCAGAGTAATTCGACCTGAGTGGTTTGCCAACTGACATAAGCCAGCTTAAAATACAGAGGCCACCGGCTAGGGTAGCCCCTGAAAAGACGTTTCATCACCGTCCTGCCGTGCTGGTTCTTTGTGATGCCGCACACCATGATGAGGTGAAATTTGTTCCACTACCCTTTCCATGTCAGTGACTACGTTGCTGACACGGCCCACTTGACCATTGAGGAAGACATTGCGTACAGGCGACTGCTTGACCTGTACTACACCAATGAATGCCCTATTCCCAACGACCCAACCGGGGTTGCCCGGCGAGTCAGGATGCCCATGCACATTGAGGTTGTCGCCTCAGTCTTGCAAGAGTTCTTCACTCTGTCGGACGATGACTGCTGGCACAAAACCCGGTGCGATGCTGAGATTGAAAAGTTCCGCTGGTTTACCGAAGCCGGGAAAAGGGGAGCCGAAAAAAGGTGGGGAAAGTCCAATGAGGATAGCCCCCCCAATAGCCCCCCTAATGCCACCCCATATCAGGGGCCAATAGGAACCGAGAACCGAGAACCGAGAACCGAGAACCAAGTTAAAGAGGCTAAAGCCTCTTTGTCAGGAACTGCGTTCCCGCCTTGCCCGTATCAGGAAATTTTGGCTTTGTGGAAAAAACACTTGCCGCACCTCAGTCAGCCAAGGCTGTGGGAGGGTTCCCGCAGAGCAAACATGCGCCAGCGTTGGGCGCAAGCGGCCAAGCCGTCCGCATACAGCCCGAAGGGGTACACGAACACGCAAGAGGGTCTTGAGTGGTGGGATGGGTTCTTTGGCTACATTGCACAGGACACCAAGCTGGCGGAAGGCTTTGAGACAAACGGGCGCGTATGGCGTCCTGACCTTGAGTGGATTGTCAACGCCACCAATTTCCAAAAAATTATTGACGGGAAGTACAACAAATGAGCTTTGCCAAACCAATCAAACCCTTTGCCGACCGTGAAAACGATGATGCCCGACAAGAGCGGGCGAACATGTGCAAGGCGCATGAGTGCCCAAACCGATGGAGCGTTGCCCCTGACATGCTTTGTTCAGCACACGCGTGGTCACCAATGCACTTATGGCCTCAAATCACTGACGAGCAACACCGGCACTTGGCCTCAAGGTCAAACCGGCCGCAGAACACCGAGCCACCCCGCAAAGTCACGCGTGAGGAAGTCAACAAGGCGCGTGACGGCCTCAAAGCCTTTGTGCGCGGCAACCAGCTTGACCCTAAGCAGTGGGCACGCAACCTCAAGGCCCGGGAACAGGCCGGGGAACACCTTAGTGATGTGCAACGCAAGATGTGGAGGGCAGCATTAAATGAACGCAGTTCAAGCCAAGACGATTCTTGACAGGGTGCGTGATGGTTGGGATTATTCCGAGGCCACAATCACAAGGGCACTTTTTATGACGGGGGAAATCAGTGAGCACCAATTCGGAGCAATGGCGGGCGGAGTGCGAAGCCCGGGAGTGGATGACCCGATACGAAAAACGGGCACGGGAATATGGGCCGGGGGAAGCGCGGGGGTGGTGGGATGACATTTGCCGCGACATTGAAAAAAAACGGGGCAAGCCAGCCTTGGAAAACCTCAAGAGGCTTATGAATGAGACGCGCAGCAAGAACAGACGCGAATCAGCAAGCCGTAATTGACGTGCTGAGGCAAGTGGGCGCAACGGTTCATTCCCTTGCGTCAATTGGCGGGGGTTGCCCTGACCTGCTGGTTGGCTTCCGTGGGCGCACCTGCCTGATGGAAGTCAAGGACGGCAGCAAGCCGCCAAGCGAAAGACGCCTGACGCCTGACCAAGTGGTTTGGCACAGGGATTGGACAGGTGGCTCACTGACCGTGGTCAACAGCCCGGAAGATGCCCTGAAAGTGATTGGAGTGATATGACAGACCTACCAGACAAAGCCGCTGAGTTCATCCGGGAAAACGCAGCCGCGTATGGCAACGCCAAAGGGCGGCGCGTTCACCTTGAGGAATTTCGCAAGAGCAAAAAAGCCCTGCTGATGAAAGACGCGCTGATGCGCGGCATTGAAGCGGCCAACGCGCAAGAGCGGGAGGCATACGCTGACAAGGAATACCGGCAGTTGCTACAAGGCTTGGCCGTGGCGATTGAGGATGAGGAAACACTGCGCTGGCAGTTGGAGGCGGCACGCCTTGAGATTGAGATTTGGCGCACCCGGCAAGCCACCGAGCGCATGACAGTGAGTTCACACAGATGAGGAAAGCAACCAGACGAAAAATCTATGACAGAGTGAATCCCATTCTGTTGGCAATGGAGGGTGCGGCGATGACCGACAAGGCATCACTGGACAAATTGCGTTTTGGGGAACTGAGCGCGATTGAATCAATCACCAAGGGAAGCGGGACGCTGTGGGAATACCGGCTGTTGGCAGATATGCTCAACATCTGTGAGCGAATGGCGGAAAACGGCATTGGCCCGGAAGCCCTTGAAGCCTGTGAAGCGTTCAATGAGGAACTGGCGGGCATGGCGGAGCGTTACGAAAAGACCCGCAAAATGGGATTCACAGGGCGGGGTTTGCAGCTTGCCCGTGGGGTGTACGAATATCACGACATTCAACGCCAAAGCATCACCCGGGCAGAGTACGAACGGATGGTGAAAAAAACAGCGGATTACATCAAGTCAAACGGACACCGAGTGGTGAACCTCAAATGAACAACAAGATTTCAGCCAGTGAGCGCGTTCACTTGGCCCGCATCAAGGAAATGAACTGCGGTGTGTGCGGCGCATCAGGCCCGTCAGACGCTCACCACGTTGAACAGCACATGCAATTCACCTGCATTCCGCTGTGCAAAGACTGCCACCAAGGAAGTCACAACGGCATCCACGGGCGCAGGTCAATTTGGAACGTGTTGAAAAAAACCGAGTTGGGCGTGTTGAATGACACCATAAGACAACTTACAATGGGGCGCAACTGAAAAGGAATTCACATGGCAAAGTTCATTGGCAGGGTTCAAGAGTCGAACAGCATGGGGGCTGGCACTCAGATGGTGGTTGACTTGCTTCACTGCCGCACAACGGCCCAGCTTGAGCATTGGCTGACGCCAAGCCGAAGCGACCATGAGGCACTGGAATCGTTCTACACGGAGATTGTTCCGCTGGTGGACGCCTTTGCTGAGGGGTTTCAGGGCAAATACGGCAAAGTTGACCCGGCCCTGTTCCCCAAGGGCTATGAGTTCCCGCAGGGTGAGCCGCTGGATTACTTCCTGATGGTGGCTCAGTCCATTGACGAGACACGACAAATGCCGACCTTCCCGGCTGATTCTTGGCTGCAAAACGTGGTGGACGAAATCCGCCTGTTGGTCAGCCAGACCATTTACCAACTGCGCGAACTTTCCTGAACGGAACCACCATGACAAAACAAGACAGCAAGCTGAAAATCGTCTACCGCAAGGTCAGCACCCTTTTGCCATACGCCCGCAACGCCCGCACTCACAGTGACGCGCAGGTGGCGCAGATTGCATCGTCCATCAGGGAATTCGGCTTCACACAGCCCATCCTGTTGGACGGTGAGAACGGCATCATTGCCGGACACGGACGTTGGCAAGCGTCAGTCCTGTTGGGCTTGGCCGAAGTGCCCACGATTGACTTGGGCCATATGACGGACAGCCAAAAAAAGGCGTACATCATTGCGGACAACAAGCTGGCCCTCAACAGCGGTTGGGACGAACAACTGCTGGAGTTGGAGATTCAAGACCTGCGTGACGCGGGCTTTGACATTGACCTGTTGGCTTTTGACCCGTCTGAACTCAAGTCCGCTGACGTGGATTATTCCGTGTTGGAAGATGAGGAAATTGACGACCAGCTTGATGAGATGAGCAAGGGCGTCCGCAAGGCCATACAGATTGAGTTTGAGCCGGAGCATTACCCGGAAGCCAACGAACTGGTGAAGTGGTGGCGTGAGCAGGGCGGCTATGTTGGGCTGATGCTTATCAATCATTTACGCAGTCAAAAAGAAAAGCTGAGTGCGTGAAGTGTTTTTATCTGGTGGGGTATCACGGATGCGGGAAAACCACCCAAGCCAACCTGCTTGAACAGACCTTCCCGCAGTTCAACTACATCGGCGGCAAGCTGGGCCTTGATGCCATCCGAAGCGTTCAACAGCTTGTGGATGAGGTCAAGGCCAGCAAGTCCGACATGGTGATTCACGGGTGCATTTTCCAGACCGAGCCAATGATGGTGCGGCTGACGCGCCTGACAGACCTTCACGTCATCGTGCTTCACTCACTGCCGGAGACAGTCAAGACCCGGACGATTCACCGTGGTGCGGCCGATTACAACGTCAACAAATTCAAGGCGCATTACAGCTTCATCAAGAAGTTGCCCGCCATGAAAAAATACTACCCCTTCAAGCTGCACATCGTTGACAACAACCGTGGCATTGAGGAAGTCCAAGCCGAACTGAGGCAAATATGTGCGCCATCATAGGTTTTGTTTGCCCTGAGCCGTCCAAGGAAGCGATTGACACGCTCAAGCAGCTTTTCATTGAGTCCAAGATTCGCGGCATGCACGCCTACGGCTATGCGGCCATTCAGGACGGCACGGTGATTGAGTACAAGAGCAACACCCTGAAGCCCCTGTTGGACAGCATCAGGACGCCCACAATGCTGATTGGTCACTGCCGTTACAGCACCAGCGGGGATTACCGCAACCACCTCAACAACCAGCCCCTGCGCCACGGCGATGAGTGGTTGGTATTCAACGGGGTGATTGACATGAGAACCAAGGCGGAAATGCAAGCCGCGCACCGCATTGAGATGAGTTCCGACAATGACGGTGAAATCATGCTTCAGGCCAAAGACCGGATGAAGCTGCTCAAGTCCAAAGTGACGTTCAGTGGCCTGACACTCAGTTCGCACCGCCTTGCGTTTTTTCGCAATGAGGGCAGGCCCGGGTACAGGGGCGACCGTTACGGTGCAACCTTCATTGGTTCTACTGCCGACATTTTGAGGCGTTGCCGGATGGAACCCGCGCAGATGAACCCCTATGAGGTGCACGAATGGACAGCGTGACCGAGTTCCTGACGTTTCACCGGGCAAGCAGTCTTGCGGGGGATATTGACCCCCAAAATGACTGCCTCAGCTACATCGCAGACCGCTATGAACTGAGCATGGAACAGCGATATTGGCTGGCATTCCTGTTTGGGACGTGCTACTGCGCACCCACGGTGTTCTACATCTACAACGAATTTCCTGACTACGAAAACGTGGACGTGAACCGGCTTCAACGCTGGTGGGACGCCAACCGCAACCGCCTTGTCTTCCAAACAGACCGTGCCCGCGTCCGAAGCAACAACGAGTTCGTCAACGCCTTCCGCTCATACCGGGACATTGTCGGGCCAAGCCAACAAGAGTATTTCGGTGGGTTTCGTGTGGATAACCCTGTGGAAACCTACGTGAAAGCCTATGGGCGGCTGAACAACATCCACTATTTCGGGCGGTTCACCATGTTCATTTACCTTGAACTGGTGTCAGTGCTGACCGACACGCCAATGATTCCCCACACGCTTTCCCTGCGCGAAGCCGAAAGCTGCCGCAACGGGCTGGCTTTGGCCTTGGGCCGCAAAGACCTGTTCACGCATTTTGTTGACAAGGAACTGACGGGGCAAGACTATGACGCGTTGGATGAGGGGTTTGGCGACATTCAGCAACGCATCAACGGCATGGCGATTCGCCACAAAAACCTGTTCAACATCGAGACAACCCTGTGCGCCTACAAAAAGGTCAAGCTGGGCAAGAGGTACGTGGGCTATTACATTGAGCGCATGAGGACAGAAATTGAGGCAATGAAAAAAAACGTCCCTGTGGGCGTTGATTGGTCAGTCCTGTACGAGTTCCGGCGCACCAACTACCAACAGAAATTCCTGAAAGAAGGCAAAGCATGAGACACGTTGAACTGTTCCAAGTCCAGCACAGCGTCAAAGTGGGTGACGTGTGCGGGGATATTCAGCCCAACATTACTGAAGACACGGTGTTCACGGTCAATGGGGAGCCAATAGGGTTTTACCTCAAGGAAATTCCTGAGAAACTGCGCAAGCTGATTGACGTTGCCAATGCCGAGTTCCTGTCAGAGCGCGTCCCCAAGAGCATGATGAACCGCACAAGCGGCGAACAGGGGCTGACCGAGCGTGTTCAACAGTTCAGCACTATTTTGGGAAGTGTTCCACCAAGGCCGCACATGAAACGGCCATACCCGTCAATCAGCAGCGTTCACCAAGTCCCGTCCGCGTCAACTTTCATCAAAGCGATGCTGTTGGCCGCTGAGGAATCAGCCAAGGTAATCAAGGACGTTGCCCCTGCCCTATACGACAAACAGAAAGCCATCATTGAAGAAAAAATCCCGCCAAAATTCCGTTTTGGGGAACTGTTCACCAGCAGCATCAGCAATTTCAACATTAGCGCGTCATTCCACCGGGATGCTGGAAACCTTGAGGGATGCGCCAACGTCATCATCGCCAAGAAGCACAACGCCAGAGGCGGAAACACGACTGTGCCGGATTACGGGGCCACGATGGACAGCCGCGACAATTCAATGCTTGTTTACCCGGCATGGCGCAACGTCCACGGGGTGACGCCTATCGTGCCCACCAAGGAAGGGGGATACAGGAACAGCCTTGTGTTTTACCCCCTCAAAGCCTTTGCCAACCATTGGGATTGACCTATGCCGTCAACACCCGTGTACACCAAGTGCCAAAGCCTTGGATGCCCAAACCCCAAGACCAAGCTAAACAGCTTTTGCCATGAACACGGGGGGAGGAATTACGCGCCAAGGGAAACAGACAGCATCTACCAGACACCAGCATGGCGAAGCGTCAGGCAAAGACAGTTGAGCATCCAGCCCTTGTGCCAAGGATGCCTGAGCAGGGGAAGGGTGGAAGCCGCCAAGCACGTTGACCACTTGTTTCCGTGGCGTCAGGTAGGCAAGGGTGCTTTCCTCAACAACGTCTTTCAAAGCCTTTGCGGGCCTTGCCACTCATACAAGACAGGACAGGAGAAACACGGAGTGATTGAGCACTACACGCCAACGGGTGTCGAACACCTCACGATTGATGACTACGCCATGCGAGTGAGGGTAAACCCGTGATTTTTCGTTTGAAACTTAAAAATTCTGCCCCCACTAAGAAGCA